GACTGTCGTGTATTTCTTTAGGAGCTCCCTTTGGTCTTGGATGTGCTGCTGGCATTCTTCTTCCTCCTTAATAACATCAAACGATATAACTTCATTAAACTCATCGCATTCATTACATTTATTGTCTTCATCAAATAAAAAGTATGGAACCTGTTCTAGTTTTGAATAGAGATTTTTAGTCATATGATATGAATTAATCTCTATGGCTATAACTAACCCACAAAGAAATAAAACTATAAATACAAGCATCTTTAAGGTTCTATCATCAATATACATTTATACTCCTTTAGGATTATTGCCTACCGAAGTATCGCTTGTTGCTCCAGACACAATAGCAGCTCCCATTTTTCCAACCTTGTTACCTTCTGTTGCAACTGCGTTAACCGTTTGAGATACCTGTATAAGCTTTGTAAGCTGCTCAATATCAATATTATCTATTTCTTGAAGTGTTTTAACCAAGTTAAGCATTGATTGTGTCTTATCCTTCTCAGCCTCAAGCTCACGTTCCTTCATTAAACCAATATTAGAAAATACTCTTGAATCTCTTTCCTTAGCCAAGGAACGATCGGATTCGACCTTAGCCTTAGCAAGTTCAGTTTGTGCGGCTTGAAGGGCTTGTTGCATTTGCGCAGCTTGTTGTTCTTGTTGTTGTTGTTGTTGCTGTATTTGTTCCATAGATTTAATAAGGTTTTGTTTATTCTGCAAGGTTGCAGCTTCTATAATTGCACTGTCTGGAATATTAAGTCCAAGCTCTTTAAGTTTTATTAGCTGAGCGAATTCAAGTTGTTTTTGTGTAGTAGTATTAAAGCCTTCTTCTACAGCCGAGTCGTATATACCAAATGCTTTATTATAGAACTGAGGCAACGGTTCTTCTGCAAGGATTCGTTTTATTTTACCAGGTGTGTAATTACTTTGTATTGCATCTATAAGAACTGTTCCTAAAAGTTTTTGGGATCTATCAAGTTGGTCATATAGAGTTTGCAGCGTTGTAAGTCCAGCTCCTTGCCTAAGCATTGATAAGATCCCAGCTTTGTCGTCTACTGCAGATCCTAAAAGCTCTTCATTGGCACCAGAAATATCAAGCTGCAATGAATCAAGTTTATCTATGATGGAAAATAGCGACTGTGATACTTCTGCCGTTGGTATTTTTTGTATATCAGTCATTTGGGCATCCTGATTAAGTGCAATACCTTTTCCTTGTCCAGCTTTTAGGTAGACATCATCTTTATCAACAAGTGCATTTTCTTTATATATCCATCCTGAGTTGGTTTGAGATTCAAAAGAGTCCAAGGCTATATTAACAAAGCGGTTTGAAAGCCATTGTGCGTCACGCAGGCCTCGGACCACGCCTTGAAGTTTAAGTGAATATGAATCTATATTGGGATTAAAGTAACCAAATACAGGAACAAATGGATATTTGTCTGTTCCTAAAAGATTATGGCCGTCATAAACAAGAACACCATTAACTAAAATAGCTAACTTTACTGTTTGTATATCGTGTTCTGATACTATAACGGTTGGATAGGCACTTAAGAATTGAGAGAGACCTTCTTGATTACTTTCTTTCCATTCCATTGTTTCGCCTGTTTGAGTATCAATAAGAAGTTTTTGTGATCTTGTATCAGTGTAATAATATTCATCATAAGAGATTAAACCTTGAGCATTGGCTCTACCACTTCCAGGCATATAAGGAAACTTGTTGTCTATATTTGTATTACATATTTCATCTAACATCTTAGATTTATCAGGCAATAGAGATTTTACTTGTTGCTTAGACAAAAGCGATCTTTTCCATATAGCACTGCAATCAGATAAATCACTTTTCTTAAAGAAAGGATCCAAAAAGAGAGAATCGTAAGCACAGTTATCTATTTTTATGGAACCTGATACCGGGTCTTGACGATAATCATTCCAAACATATAAAAGACTTAACCCTGTAACAATAGCATCATGAAACGCATCTGATACAGTCTCAAGCATAGCTTCTTTTCTGTTTATATGATTAATAATCTTTGAATACTGATCAGCAGTTTGCTGGTCTCCATTTTCTACTGGAATAACAATTAGAGATTTACGGTTACGACGTTGATAACCAGAAATCATGTTTATAATACGTCTTATTTTATTGAAATTGAATGTAGCTCTATTAGGTATAGGAATATTGTTATAAATCTCATCCCAAATAGTCTGATCACCAGCTTCAAATCTTGCATCAATATTAGCTTGATGCCAAAATGTCTGATTATAATCCATGCTTTTAGTATGAAAATCCTCAAGCTTAGACTTAATAATTTTACCCTTATCAGAATAGAACTCTGGAGTATCCATAGGAAATAGCTTCATTACAAAAAACTCCTTTTAGTTTTTAATATCTATAATCCATTTACAGACTTGTCTGTTTACAGACTTGTCTGTTTACATACGAGTATGCTTAAAGATCCATTATATATAAATAACTTTACAATATAACTACAATAAAATGCAAAAACAGATAATCATCCATTCCATTTTCTATATAACTGCGGTTCTCCATTAGTTCCGTACATAGCTCTTTGATAACGCTCGTTAAGATCTTCTGGAGAACTTCTGCCATATCCAGCAATTTTTTTATATGAAACAGCTAGGTAGCGTAATGCGTCATTTGCATTGCTCCAGCGGTTGTGATTTGGACGATTTCTATACACTTTATTACGTTCATCATACTCTTTAGTATAGTTCTCTATAGCTTTAATTAATTGACTACATTTAGTTATGTCTATCCATGTTTTAGGTAATAAAGAACGAACTGCTTCTATGCCATCATTTATTGGAAGTTTAGCTACAAGTCCTACTTCCATATTCAAAGACTTTAATTTTTCTATCCTAGACACTCCAGTTTGAAGTTCTCTAACCTTTGCATCATGAGGTACATAAAGCTTAGTATGACCATAAGGTTTGTTTTTAATAATATTAACGTAATGTTCAAGACCTTCAGAGTTATTTTCATAATAATCTATTATTCTTATGACAGGTCCAGCAAATTGTACCCATATTAAAACAAAGCTATCATTAATTCCTAAATCACAAAAACAATATGTAGGAAGACTTGGCTCATGAGGTACCGCGGTCAATCTATCATCAAGTCTCATCTTATCTACATACTTAGAATAATATGCTCCGCCTTCTTGTGAGGACCAAGAGCAAAAATATTCCTGTCTAGCAAGCTCTTTTGACATTATGCCATCTCTTACATCAGCCTCTATGCGTTCTATTGGTATATGCTGAGTATCTTCAACTGTTAAGTATGATACATACCAATCATCAGATCTCTTAGCTACATTGTAAAGTTCCCAAAAGTGGTTGTGCGATCTAGGTGTACTTATTGCGATAAAAAATCCATTTGAAGCACTAATAATAGGACGTAAATAGGCTATTCCCATAGGGTCGGCAAGAGCTGCTTCTGAGATTACAATTCCTAGAGCATTACTACCAACTATAGAGTCTGCTGAGTTGGATCCGACCATGGTTATAATTGAGCCATTAATAAGAGTTATTTTCATTTCCTGTTGATTAAAACCTGCAATTAAGTCTTTTGGTAAAAAATCCATAAAAGAGGTGCCGTCATTTAGTTTAGAATTTAAAAGCACTCTACGGGCTTGACTAAATACTGGTAAGCAATAGATATAAGAACCTACTTTTCTTACTGCTGCACGTATAATTATGTTCCAAGCTACTATATCTTTCCCAGAGATCGGCGTGGCCAAACTGCCAACACCTTCTTTACCCCTTCATTTTCTACCTTAGAGATTAGTTCTCTTTGATAATAACGTGGTTTAAATTTATTCATTATAATACGTTGTTCGACGTTCGGTTCCATCTTTATCCTCTGGATCTTTCGCCTCTATCTTAGGCAACACAATAATTTTTGTTTTACCGTCATTAGATTGAGTCTTAAGATCATTATGATATTGTTCTTGTGTTTTCCAATCTGAATCATAAAAACCTTGCATCATCCTAAAAGCTGAACCATCAGGATTAGCCTTTAAAGCTCTAGTCTCTCTTCTCTCTGCAATTACAGAAAAAGCATATTTCTTAGCTTCGGCTAAACTAGGTTCTCTTTTAACCATACTTTCAAACATTTGAGGGTAGATTTTCCATCTTTGAAGAAAAGCGTTAAAGGTAAATATTTCAGGTTCTGTTTCTAACCAATAAAGTAGATCATCTCTAACATCTTTAATCTTAGCCTTTGACAATGGCTGTTCCCTTAACATGAAATATTTATTAACTGAAGGATGTAAACGCATATCTTCATTATGATGATTTGACCGTTTATCTTCTGG